TGAATATCCGATCGAGCTTCGGTCGTTCACAGAAAGGACGCGTTTCTAATGGCCATGACCCTCAAGGCTGTCACCTCATGCCTGGGGTATCAGCAGATCACTTCGCTTAGTTCCTCGACGGGGCTCACAGTCCCGGCCACGGACCCGAGCGGCAACAAGCAGCAGCCGACGTTCGCGCTGATCATCGCCGAGACGCAGGCTGTGCGCTGGCGCGACGATGGCACCGCGCCGACGGCGTCGGTCGGTATGCCGCTCGCGGTTGGCGTCCCGCTCCAGTACGACGGCGACCTGACCAAGATTCGGTTCATTGAACAGACCGCCAGCGCCAAGTTGAACATCAGCTATTACGCATAATGTTTGACGAACGCAGATCAAACATGTTACGCATGAAACTACCGTACCGGCGAGGCTCACCGGGAATCCCATAGGGGTTAGACATGGACGAAAATGTCCCATTTGAAGCGGATGCCTCCGCGCCAGAACTGGAAGCCACGGCAGCATTCCAGCCTGAAGACAATCTGACGCCGGAAACGCCGATCGAACAGGAAGCGCCTAAGTCTTTCACACAGGAAGAACTGGACGCAATCGTCGGCAAGCGCCTCGCACGCGAGCAGCGCAAATGGGAAAGAGAGCAGGCTCAACGGCAGGCTGACCTTCAGGCGTTTCGCGCACCTGTAGACATCCCGTCCCAAGAGTACTTCAACTCGCCAGAGGACTACGCGGAAGCGTTGGCCGAACGGAAAGCTGAAGATCTGGTTGCTCGGCGGGAAGCCGCCAAGCAGCAGACTGTCCTTTTAGAGCAGTATCAGACGAAAGAGGAAGAGGCGCGGGACAAGTACGACGACTTCGAGCAAGTCGCCTACAACCCCAACCTTCCTGTGACGGATATGATGGCTCAAACGATCCAGGCATCGGACATTGGCCCCGACGTAATATATTACCTCGGCTCCAACCCGAAAGAAGCCCAGCGGATCTCCCAAATGGCTCCGTACTTGCAGGCAAGAGAGATCGGACGGCTTGAAGTTAAACTTAGCGACAATCCGCCCACCCGGAGGACATCAACCGCCCCGGCACCGATTGCGCCTGTCACAGCCCGTGCCAAAGGTACGCCCGCTTTTGATACCACCGACCCACGGGCTGCAAAGTCCATGAGTACCTCGGAATGGATCGAAGCGGAACGGATGCGGCAGATCAAGAAGTACGAGGCACAACGCAACCGTTAATTTGGGACGACCCACATGGCTAACTCGATTCTTACTATCGACATGATCACGCGCAAGGCGCTTGAGATTCTCGAAAACAACCTTGTTCTCACCCGCAACGTGAACCGCCAGTACGACGACAGCTTTGCTGTCGAAGGCGCCAAGATCGGTTCGACCCTGCGTATCCGTCTGCCTGACCGTGCGCTGGTGACCGACGGCGCGGCGCTTCAGGTGCAGGACGACAACGAGCAGTTCACCACGCTGACCGTTGCCAGCCAGAAGCACATCGGCGTGAACTTCACGTCTGCCGAACTGACCATGCAGCTTGACGACTTTGCCGAGCGTGTTCTCAAGCCGCGTATCTCGCAGCTTGCGTCCAGCATCGACGCTGACGTCGCTAACGCCTACAAGCAGATTTACTCGACTGTTGGTACGCCAGGCACCACGCCTGCAACCTCGCTGGTCCTGCTTCAGGCGCAGCAGAAGCTGAACGAATACGCTGTTCCGATGAACAGCCGTTATGCCACCGTCAACCCGGCTGCCAACGCCGGCCTGGTCGAAGGCTTGAAGGGTCTGTTCAACCCGGTCGATACCATCAGCCGCCAGTTCAAGAACGGCATGATGGGTGAAGGCGTGCTGGGCTACGACGAGATCAACATGTCGCAGTCGATCAAGCAGCACACCACGGGTTCGCGCACCGCCACCGGCACCGTTACCACGGCTGTCTCAACGCAGGGTCAGGCCACCATCGACCTTTCAGGTCTCGGCGCGGCAGGCACTATCGCTGCCGGCGATGTGTTCACGATTGCTGGCGTGTTCTCGGTTAACCCGCAGACCCGTGAATCGACCGGCGCGCTCCAGCAGTTCGTCGTTCTTACTGCGGTCACTGCCGACGGCTCGGGCAACGCTACCGGCGTGCAGATCAGCCCCGCGATCTACACCGCGGCCAATGCTCTGGCGACTGTCAGCGCGTTCCCGGCAGCCAGCGCCGTGACGACTTTTGTTGGTGCTGCTTCGACCAGCTACCCGCAGAACCTCATCTACCAGAAGAACGCCATCACGTTCGCCACCGCCGACCTTCTGCTTCCGCAGGGTGTCGATATGGCGTCGCGTGCGGTCCACAACGGCATTTCGCTCCGCGTTGTCCGTCAGTACGACATCAACAACGACCGTATGCCTTGCCGTATTGACGTCCTGTATGGTTTCAACACCATTCGCGCGCCGATGGCCGTCCGTCTCTGGGGTTAACCTTTGATGGCCCTCGGTTCGCCGGGGGCCACCTTTTCTGAAAGGATTATACAATGCCTATTCCTAACGGTTCCGGCGGCTACCAAGTCGGCGCGGGCAACCCCAACGAAATCATGTTCACGCCGTCGGCTATTCCGACCGCGTATACTGCCGGTGTGACACTCACGCTAAACGATCTGGCTGGCGGTCTGGTCGTTTATACGTCGGCTAGCACCGCCAACCTTGCGTTGCCGACTGCGGCTTCTGTAGACGCCGCTAACGTCAACCTTCGCGTTGGTTCGTCGTTTGATGTTTCGCTTATCGCCACCAGCACAGGCGTTCCGACCATTACAGTTGGCACGGGCTGGACGCTGGTTGGTGTCGGTACTGGCGTTGCGTCGCGCAGCGTCCTGTTCCGCGCCGTCAAGACCGGCGACGCAACCTACTCGATGTACCGCATCGCAGGCTAACGAGATGGGCGGGCTTCGGCCCGCCCATTTTTCAAGGACGCAATATGCCAATCATCTATCTCAGTCATCCGGTCCACGGCGCCAAGGTCGCCACGATGGAAGCCGAAGCGATTTATGATGAAATGAACGGCTGGACGCGCTATGACCCCGAGACGCAGTCGTCAGACGCGGCAGTTCCTGCTAACGAACTGGCGGTAAAACGTCGGGGCCGCAGGCCCGCAGTAAAGGACGGACTTGATGACGACGGCGAGCGACCAGATTAACGGCGCATTGCAACTGATCGGCCAACTTGCCGAAGCCGAAACCCCTTCGGCAGCAACGTCGGCAGATGCACTTGAGGCGCTTAACCAGATGCTCGACTCGTGGAGTACGGAACGACTCGCCGTGTTCTGCACTCAAGACCAAGTCGTCAACTGGCAGCCCGGTACGCGGACGGCCACGCTCGGCCCGACCGGCACGCTTACTCCCGTCAATCCCGTTGTGGTCCTCAACCGCCCCGTGCTGGTTGACGACGCGACCTACTTCAGAGACCCGGCCACCGGCGTCAGCTATGGCCTCAAGCTCATAAACCAGCAGCAGTACAACGGCATCGCGGTCAAGACCGTAACCTCGACGTATCCGCAGGTGCTGTGGGTCAACATGACCTACC